CCGCGCTCGGGTTCGCTGCGAATCTGGAAGATGTGCGGGGTCCCCGCTGATGGCCGGTCGTGGCCGACCTCCCAAGGCGGCATCAGCGCGGCGATCGAACCGTGTCCCCGGTCGCGGGGAATGGCGACCGATCCCCGGGATCGGCTGGCAACATGGCCCGATTCCACCTGCCCCGGACGGCCTGATGGCCGCGTCCTTCAACGCTTGGGACACGTGGATGAAGTCGTGGGTCGCAGCTCACTGGACACCGACCGACCTGCCCGGTCTGCGTCAGCTCATCCGCCTGTACGACCAGGTCGAACGAGGCGAGTTCGTCCGAGCCACCGAGCTCCGTCTTGGGATGGATACCTACGGCATCACGCCTAAGGGCCAGCAGGATCGTCGGTGGTCACCACCTGACGAAGGAGCCGGGCCCGTATCGGGTGCAACGCCGGCCGGTCGCTACGCGCATCTCAAGGTGGTGGGCTCGTGACGCTCGTTGCGCCTGAGATCCGTGAGCGTCGCAAGCCCGCCCGTGGCTGGCGTGGCTGGCGCGGGCCAACGGAGCAGAAGCCGTTCCCCTCGCTCGGATGGCTTCTGCTCGACTGGACGTACGGCTTCCTCCCCGACCCGACCCGCGAGGACCAGCCTCTCGTCTACACGGACGAGCAGGCGCGCCGGATCGTCGAGTTCTACGAGCTCGACCCGGTGTCCGGCGAATATGTCAACCAGACGGACATCGAGGAGGAGGCCAAGGGCTTCGGGAAATCGCCGTTCGCCGGGTCCGGCGCGATCAAGCAGTACGCCGGCCCCGTGTGCTTCGACGGCTGGGACGCGGACGGCGAGCCGGTCGGGGTCCCGTGGGGCACCAACGGGCGACCGATCCCGTGGGTCCAGATCGCCGCCGTGTCCGAGGACCAGACCGACAACACCTGGGGGGCGATGTACGGGATGCTCGCCGCTCGCGGCGGCCGGATCGCCGACGATCTGCGGCTCGACCTCGGGCGGACGAAGGTCTACCACCGTGACTATCCGGCCGCCGTGCTCGAGCCGGTCACCGCCTCGAGCGGTTCGCGCACCGGCCAGCGCATCGTGTACGCCGTTCTCGACGAGACGTGGCTCTGGACGAAGCGCAACGGCGGGACCGCCCTCGCCGTGGCCATCCGGGCGAACCTCACGAAGATGAACGGGCGCTCGATGGAGACGACGAACGCGCCGGTCCTCGGGCAGCAGTCCGTCGCCGAGCAGTCGGACCCCGACCACGTCGCGCGAGGCGTGCTGCACCACGCCCGGCGTCCCCAGACGTCGCCAGACCCGTCGTGGCCTGACGAGCGCCTCGAGGCCGAGCTCGCCCACGTGTACGCGCATGTCCCGTGGATCAATCCGAGGCGCCTGGTCGCCGACATCCGGAAGCCGACGAGCGCGTGGGATGACTCGCTCCGGCTGTTCTTCAACATCCGGACGTCAGGCGCCGGCCGGGCCGTGGATCCGCGCCTGTGGGAACTGCGCCGCGCGGAGCAAGATGTTCCGTCGGGCACCCGGATCGGCCTCGGCTTCGACGGGTCGATTTCGCAGGACGCTACCGTGCTGCGAGGCTGCCTGCCGGACGGCTACTCGTTCGTCATCGGGGCTTGGGAGAAGCCATCCGGCGACGATCTCGTGGCGTGGATGGCGGACAACCCGGGTGCGAGTGAGTGGATGGTCGATCGAACGGACGTTCATCAGGCAGTCGCCGATGCCTTCGCCACCTACGACGTCGGGTTGATGCTGTGCGACACGCCGAAGTGGTACTCGGAGATCGAGGCATGGCAGCGCCTCTACGGCGATGACCTCGTGACGCCATTCGATACGAACCAACCGCGCAAGTTCGCGCCGGCCGTTGACCGCTGGCTCACCGCGCTCCGCGAGGGCAGTCACACCCATGATGGCCATCCCCTCACGGATCGGCACGTCAAGGCGGCGCACCTGCGCGCGGTGAGGCTCGCTGATGACGAGGCAGACGGGCGGACCCGGTACGTCCTCGTGAAGGGCGACGACAAAGGTCGGATCGATGCGGCAGTGGCGGACGTCCTCGCATACGAGGCAGCTATGACGATGCCCGACGCCGCCGAGCGCGAGCCGGAGTTCTTCGCCATATGAAGCGCGCCGCCGCCGCCCTCCGATCCCTCGTCGTGTGGCTCGCTTCGGCCGTCGGGCTGGAGGGAGCGTTCCTCCTGCTCGGCACCGCTGGATTGGCCTACGTCGCGTCCTTCGTGCACCCCGCCGGCGCGATCGCTGTTGTGTCCGTCATGGCTCTCTTGATCGGTGTCGCCCTTGCGGTGCCGCCCAGGAGGGCCTGATGGGAGTGCTCGCCCGCCGCGTCGAAGAGGTGCGCGGCAGCGTCTCGGACTGGTACACCCGGGATGACCACGACGACGGACCGTCCTCGACGGCCGGAGTGCGCGTGAATAGCCGGGTCGCGCTCGGCCTGACGACGGTCTGGCGGTGCGTCGACCTGCTCACCTCGGCCGTCTCGCAGGCCCCCAAGGACGTGACTCTGAAGGTCGGCGGGCAGTCGTTCCAGCAGTTCCAGAAGCCAGGCTGGCTGGTGCTCCCCAACCCGGCCGACCCGACGTACACGATCAACGACTACTTCGCGCAGATCTCGATCTCGCTGCTCATCGAGGGCAACTACTTCACCTACGTCGTGGGATCGGTCCACTTCCCGCTGGCCCTGATCCCGCTGCCGCCTTCCCGGGTGCGGGTGATCAAGGGCCTGCGCTACGAGATCCTCGACCAGAACGGCCAGGTCTCGAAGACGGTCGGTCCCGACGAGATGCTCCACGGCACCTGGATGCGTCCACCCGGCGAGCTGCGCGGCATCAGCCCGCTCGAGAACCTCCGACGCAGCATCGGGTCCGCGGTTGCCGCCGAGGAGTACGCCGGTCGCTACTTCGCCCAGGGCGCGACGCTGTCGTTCGGGGTCGAGGTCCCCTACCCGATGGACCCTGTGAAGCAGAGAGAGTTCAAGGAGAAGCTCAGAGAGGGAATGTCCGGCCGCACGAACCAGCACGTCATTGGCGTGCTGACCGACAACGCCAAGTTCATCACGGGCCTTGCCCCGACACCCGAGCAGGCGCAGATGCTCGACACACGCAAGTGGGGCGTCGAGGACCTGTGCCGGCCGTACGGCGTGCCGCCGGCGATGGCCGGCAGCCAGGAGGCCGGCGCGGCGTCGTTCGCCTCGACCGACACCTACGACCGCTGGTTCAAGGAGCGCGGCGTCCAGCCTCTCGCCTCGCGGCTGGAATCGCAGCACGACCGGCTGCTGTCCGTCCCCGAAGGCGTGGCAGACCCCGGGGCGTCAATGCAGTTCCGGTTCAACCTCGACGCGATCGCCCGGGTGTCGCTGCTCGAGCGGTTCCAGGCGTACAGCGAGGGCGTGCGTGGCGGCGTGCTGAAGCCGAACGAGGCCCGTGCTACCGAGGACAAGCCACCCGTCGAAGGCGGCGACAAGCTCTACATGCAGGCCCAGATGGTCCCGCTGGACCAGCTCGGGGCCGCCCCAGCGGCTCCTGTCCTCCCGGAGCCCGACCCCCAGCGGGCTACCCGGGAGGACACGCTGGACCTGGCGCACACCGCGCTCGACGACGCGACCCGGATGGTTGCCAGCGTCGCGGCGATGGACGCCGGGGAGGCGGCTGCGCAGCGGCACGAGGAGATCATCGCGGCCATCAAGGCGATCCCGGCCCCCGTGGTCAACGTTCCGGAGCCTGTTGTGAACGTTGCCGCTCCGATCGTCAACGTGCCAGCTCCCGTGGTGAACATGCCCGCGCTGGACCTCCAACCAGTCGCCGACACGATCGAGGCGCTGCGCCAGCGTCCGACCATGCGGCGAGTCCTGCGTGACAAGTCCACCGGTCTGATCTCCGGCGTCCTCGAGGAGCCGCTGGCCACGTGATCACGCACGAGGCTCCCGCCGGACCGCTGGTCGGCGAGACCGAATGGCTCGCAGCGCACATCGGCGAATCCGCCGGCGTCGTGCCGGTGGGCGGGATCATCATGTGGTCCGGCACGATCGCCACGATCCCCAGCCCCGAGTGGGAGCTGTGCGATGGCACGGCCAACGCTCCTGGCCCCGACCTCCGTGACAAGTTCGTTGTGGGCGCGACACAGGACGACGCGGGGGCCGCCAAGACCAACATCGAGGGCAGCCTCAAGCAGTCGGCCACGCAGACCGGCGCGAGCATCGCGAACCACGCCGCCCTGTCACACGCCAACGGCGCGGTCGGTAACCACACCGGGCTGACCCACGGTGGGTCGATCGGCGACCACGCGGATCTGACGCATGCCGCGCTGAGTCACCCGGCGATCACGATCACCCACGCCGATCACTCGGTGGCGTCGGCATCACACACCCACGCCTCGGGCGCGGACGTGTCGGTGCCGTCCTACGCAGTGGCCTCGGCGCTCGGCTCGCAGCCCAGCCATTCACATGCCTCTGCGGCCAATGCGTCCGCCCCGTCCGGCTCGTTCGCCTCCACGGCGGGCGTGTCACGAGGACCGTGATGCCGGAGGTACAGGAGCAAGAGGAGCAGTGGGTCCTCGGACTCATCTCAATCGGAGGCGACCGATGAACGAATACGAAGCCCGAAGCTCGGACCTCTGGGAGGAGGTCCGGTTCGAGATGCTCGCCGAGGGCAACGGACTGACGATGGATGGGCCGATGGCCCTGTACGGCAAGGCGTCGCGGCTGCTGTCCGAGGTGGACCTCGCCGGATCGCAGCAGGCCCGCTCCCAGCTCGCCCGCCTGGGCGGGAGGACCTTCCGCGAGGTCATCGACCCGGGCGCGTTCGCGCGGTCCCTCAACGCAGCCCCGGACATCGTCCTCCACTACCAGCACGATGAGCGCACCCTGCCGCTCGGTCGCACCAAGGCAGGCACTCTGCGGCTGACCGAATCCGCCGACCAGGTACGGTCGCAGGCCGACCTCCCCGACAACGAGTGGGGGCGCCCGGTGCGCGACGCGGTCCTGCGGGGGGACATCGGCGGGATCAGCTTCCGCATGGGCAAGATAAAGGACTCGTGGTCCCGTGAGAGGCTGGCAGACGGGTACGACGGTCCCGTCCGCCACCTGCACGAGATCCAGCTCCGTCGCGAGATCTCCCTCGTGACATTCCCGGGCTACGACACCCCGGCCACGGTGCGTGAGATGGCCGAGGCCATTGCCGCCGAGCCCGATGAACTCGACGCGGCCTTCCGCGTCCTGCGGGTGCCGGACGGGAAGCTGACAGACGAGCAGCACGAACTTCTGCAGAAGGCGATCGCCACGCGAGTGGAGGCGCCGTACATCTCCCCGGCGGAGATGACCAAGTTGGCCCTCATGCGGGACCGCCTCGGCCCAAAGCCGGAGGACGCCCCCGCGGGGTAACCCCCTTCATCGCCACGCCACACCTCGGAGCGCCGCTCGGAGCCCTCGTAGGCCACCACCGGACGCCACCACGCAAGGGCACGGCACATAGCGACCGAAAGGTGAGACGCGATGAATTCCGTGCACGCGCAGCGTGAGTTCGAGGCCTATCGGGCCGACGACCTCGCTGCTCGCGCCCTCCTCGACCGAGCGGCCGAGGAGAAGCGCAGCACCACTGCCGAGGAGGACGAGCAGTTCGACAAGCTCGTGACCTCCGCGCAGGCCCACAAGGTCCGCGGCGACGCCCTGGCGAAGCAGGACGCCGACGCCAAGACCGTCGAGGAGGCCATCCGGTCCCTCGGCGACGTGATCGACTCGGGTTCGGGAGAGCCGGGTGAGCGGAAGACGGGCAACGCTGCCCTGATCGCGAACATCCAGGCGATCCAGGACGAGTACCGGGGCATGCGGAACGAGCTCGAGCTCGTCCTCGAGATGCCGATCGACCTCGAGAAGCGGTCGGAGGTCCGTGCCATCGCTGACTTCAGCGACAACGGCGCGCTCTACACGACCGACTTCGCGACGCAGATCGCCATCTACAAGCGGACCCTGTCGCCGTGGATCGACCTGTCGTCGATCCTCAACGCCAACAACGGGCGTCCGCTGAACGTCCCGAAGCTCACCGCCGACAACACGACCTACAAGCCGGGTGAGGGCACCGCCATCACCGAGAGCACGCCGACCATCGGGTCGGCGGCGCTGACGACGTCGGCCTACAAGGGCCTGTCCTACATCTCGGCCGAGGCCGAGGAGGACGAGCTCGTCGGGCTGCTCCCGGTCATCGCCCGCCAGCAGGCGCGCTCCATCGGCCTGTCTTTCGGGTCGGACAGCACGACCGCGATCCTCGCGGCCATCAACAACGGTGGCACCGCCACCGGCCTCGGCGGCGCCGGCGCGGCGAACAACGCCCTGTCGACCGCCACGTTCGTCGGCTACGAGGACCTGCTCGACCTCAAGTACAGCCGAGCGGTCCCGTATCGCACGGTTGGCATCTGGGTCATGGCCAACGGCATGATCAAGAAGGCCCGCAAGTACCGCGACGGCCAGGGCCAGTACCTCTGGCAGCCGGCCATCGCGGCAGGCCAGCCCCCGACCTTCGACGGCAACGCGGTCTACGAGGATCCCAACCTCGCGACCCCGGCCTCGGCGACCAAGTCGGTCATCTTCGGCGATCCGGCCGCGGCCCTGCTCATCAAGCAGGTGCCCATCCGGGTCGCGGTGTCGACCGACTTCAAGTTCGACACCGACCAGGTGGCGATCAAGTCCGTGTACCGGGCCGGCCTCGCCGTCCCCGATCCGGCCGCCCTCGCCTACCTCGTCAGCGCGAACACCTAGTCATGCGGCTCGCCTTCACTCCGTGGGGGCGGGCCGTTCCCATGCCCGCGGCGCAGACGAGAGCCCTGCGCCCGGGCGCCTCCTCGGTGGCTCTCGGAGGCTCTCTGTGAAGGTTCTCTGGATCAGCAACGCGCCGTGGATGCCATCCGGGTATGGATCCCAGACGCGCCAGGTTGGGCGGCGAATCGCGGGCGCCGGCTACGACATCGAGTTCGTGGCCAACGACGGCACCCGGGGGGACCAGGAATGGGAGGGCCTCCTCGTCCGCGGCTCGGGATCCGATCGCTACAGCCGCGACTCCGTCCGCGAGGACCTCGAGCGATCGGGTGCCGATTGGGTCGTGTCGCTTTATGACGCGTGGGTCTACACCGAGGGCCGCAAGGATCCGTTCGAAGGGATGGCCAATGTCGCCGGCTGGGTCCCGGTCGACCACTGGCCGGCGCCGATCAGCCTGTACCCGTGGCTGGAGAACGGCCACATGGCGATCGCCATGAGCCGGTTCGGCCAGGAGTGGTTGACGAAGCTGTCCGACGCCTGGCGTGGTGCGGGCAAGCAGCCGTTCAAGGTGCGCTATGCGCCCCACGCGGTGGATGACGTGTTCGCGCCAACCGAGGCGGACTTCCGTCAGCGCATCGGGGTTCCCGCCGACGCGTTCCTGGTCGGCATCGTCGCGGCCAATTACGACTCGCTCGTCCACGACCGGAAGGGCATGAGCGACATGGCGGCGGCGCTGGGCATCGTCGCCGACGATCACCAAGACATCTACATCTACGTCCACTCGATCATCGAGGGGCCGACGATGCTGTACCTGCCAGGGCTGTTCGCCTTCAACGGCGTCAGCCAGGAGCGGGCCCGGTTCGCCGATCAATACGCGCTGAAGAAGCAGCAGTACTCCGACGCGGACATGGCGGCGATGTACTCGTCCTTCGACGTCCTGCTGGCCACCTCGCGCGGCGAGGGCTTCTGCGTTCCGGTGATCGAGGCTCAGGCCTGCGGAACTCCTGTCATCGCGTCGAACTGGACGGCACAGGCGGAGCTCCTCGACAAGCCGTGGTCCATGGATGAGATGGGCTCCCGGCGCACGCCCTCCGGGTGGCTCGTGGCCGTGGATCCGCTGTACGACGGCACGCAGGGCGCCAACTGGGGCAAGCCGTTCATCGGCCAGATCGCCGCGGCGCTACGGGAGGCGTACAACCAGAAGGGCGACCCGAACCTGCGCGACGCGGCGATCGCCAAGGCGAGCCTGTACCGGGCCGATCGTGTCTTCGACGAACACTGGCGGCCGATCCTCGCCGAGATGGAGCAGTCGCTCGAGCCGATCCCCATGTCCCGCGCTGCACGCCGGCGAGCCGAGCGTGGGCGGAGGAAGGTCCCGGCATGAAGGTCGTCGTGACCGGGGGCGCGGGGTTCATTGGCTCCCACCTGGTCGATCGCCTGCGCGGACTGGGTCACGAGGTGCGGGTGGTCGATTGTGCGACCGGGCCGTGCTTGCAGGCTGTTTCGGTCCCACCCGAGGCGGACGTGATCTTCCATCTCGCTTCGCCGGTCGGGCCAGTGGGCGTGCTGAGCTGGGCCGGCCGGCTCGTTCGGGAGGTCGTCCAGACGGCGGCGATCGTCGGCGATTGGGCATTCGTCAACGGCTGCCCGCTCGTCAACGTCTCGACCTCGGAGGTCTACGGCTCAGGTGGAACGGACGCCGAGGACGACGCATGCCGCTTCGGCCCGGAGAACACAGCTCGCAAGGAGTACGCGGTCGCGAAGCTGGCGGCCGAGGTCATGCTCCACAACGACCCCCGGCTGGACGTCCGAACGGTTCGCCCATTCAACGTGGCTGGCCCTGGGCAGAAGTCTGGCGGCGGGTTCGTCCTTCCCCGGTTCGTCCGTCAGGCGCTGCTCGACCAGCCGCTGACCGTGTACGGATCCGGCGCCCAGCGACGCGCGTTCACCCACGTGGCAGACATCGTCGATGGCCTGATCGCCACCGCGCTGCGTGGACAGCCAGGCGAGGTCTACAACCTCGGCAACGCCCGGAATGAGTGCTCCATCCTCGAGCTCGCGACCGAGGTCGATCGCTACGTCAACGGCGAGCGAATCGTGCCCAACCTCATCCACGTCGATCCAGTCGACCTGTGGGGACCGGGATTCCGCGAGGCACCGGACAAGGTCCCCGACGCCGCGAAGGCGATGCTCGAGCTGGACTGGCACCCCCGCCGCACGCGCGCGACGGTCATCGCCGAGGTCGTCGAGTCCGAGCGCCTTGTGATGGCGGCATGATCCCTGTACTTGGGATCCCGGTCATCAGCCGGCCGGACCTGCTCCGCGAGTGCGTGGCTTCCATCAACCACCCCGTGGCGCGCCTCGTCATCGTCGACAACAGCCCGGCCGGGGGCATCGCGGACGGCCTCGAGGTGCCCGCATGCGTCGACGAGCTCGTCGTCACCCATCCGCCCGACAACCTCGGCTACTCGGGATCGCTGAACTTCCTGATCAAGACGCACGCGGCGGCGGCGTGGTGGGCCTACGCCAACGTCGACGCCGCGTTCGGCGGGGACGACATGGCGCGCATCGCCGCGGCCATGGATGACCACCGGGCAGAGGCATACCTGTGCCAGATCCGGGACTACCGCCTGTTCGGACTCAACCCGGCCATGGTCCAGGCGGTCGGGTTCTGGGACGAGAACTTCTGGCCGATGTACTGCGAGGACTCCGACTACTCGTACCGGATCCACATCACCCCGGGTGCGACTCGCGAGGTCCTGCAGGGCGATACCGGGCACTTCGGCTCGGCGACGATCGCGGATCCCGGCTATGGCTATGAGAACAGCCGGACCTACCCGACCCAGCGCGAGTACTACCGCCGCAAGTGGGGCGGCGACATTGCGAGCGAGACGTTCAACACGCCGTTCGCGCTCGGCGGCTCGGTCGCCGACTGGACACTCGACTTCGCCCGGGTCAGGGACAACCGGTGGGCGCCGTGATCGTCTGCGGCTGGTGCTCCAGGGCGACCCCGGACGCGGCCCGCTGCGTGGCTTGCGGCCACGTGGATCCGACTCTGCCGTACGTGCAGCGCGGCCTACCGATTCCCGATGCGTCGGCCTTGAACCGCCGGCGCCTGGCCGATGCCGAGGCGGCTCTCCGGCGCGAGGGGCACGCGCCAACGGTCGAGCTGCTCGCCGAGCGCCTCGAGGTCTCGCCGCGGACTGTCCGCAGATGGCGCGAGATGTCCGCCTGATGGCCTCGTTTGCCCGCCCACCCGAGCCGAGGATGACGCCGTGACCACAGCGATCGGAACCTACGCGACTGCCGCGCTGCTCAAGGCGAGGACAGGGATCTCCGACACGACGGACGACACGCTGCTCGGGACAATCTGCGACCAGGTCAACCAGTACATCGAGACCCGAACGCGCCGCGTGCTCGCCCCGGTCGGGTCGGCGACGTACCTGCTCGACGGCACCGGCTGCGAGTACTTCGAATTTCCGCGCGGAATTCGCGCCATCTCGGCCCTCTCGATTGGGGACGTGACCGGCGGCACGCGCATCGCGCTCGCGTCGACCGAGTACTTCCTGCGTCCCCTGGAGCACGACCGGCTCCCGGGCTGGCCGGCCATGCGCGTCGTGCTATCCGACGTCGGGACGCGGCGGAGCATCCCGCGCGGCTTCGAGATCATCTCGATGACCGCCACGACGGGCTGGGCGGCAATCCCGGACGACGTCACTGAGATGTCCCTCGTCGCCGCGACCAAGGCCTGGCACGCCCGCGAGGCAGGCCAGGCTGACATCGTCGGCACCGACGAGATGGGTCGCCCGCTCGTGTCGCGATTCTTCTCACCGAGGGACATGGAGACCCTGCGCACCTATTCGTTGGACACGCCCTGATGGCGACCAACCTCAAGACCGTCCTGGACGCGATCGCGGCAGGGCCGTTCGCGCCGACCGTGCTCAACGCGGTGAAGCCCAGCGGCGCCGAGGCGATCCGCAAGACCTACCCGCAGATGCCGGATAGCACGCCGATGACCCCGTGCCTGGTGCTGATGCCACAGAACGGGGAGTTCATCGAGGGCGGCGCGGCCGTCTACAACGAGACCCACAACGTGAACCTGTGGTTCGTGTACTCGTTCAAGACGGGCGACATCGAGCGGGCGGAGACCCAGCGCCAGCTGTGGGTAGGGACGCTCGCCGCGGCGTTCTTCGCCACCGCGGCTCGGCTCGCGCTAACCGGATCGACGGGCATCAAGTCGGCGCTCCCGGACGGGTACGAGTTCGACCTGCTGCCGTACAGCGGCGAGGAGTATCCCGGGATCCGGTTCTCGATGGCGATCACCATCCGGGACATCGTCGTGCCGGCATGAGCAGCCGGTACATCCAGATCCAGGGCGTCGACGGGATTCGTAAGGCGATCCGGCCGCTGCTCGAGCCGGAGATCTCCAAGGAGCTCGACGCTGCCACGAAGAAGGCGGCGCAGACCTACGCCAAGGCACTCCGGCCGGAGCTTCGGACCGTGTCGAAGCGGATGGCCCGGGCCGTCCGGGTGAAGCGAGCGAAGCGGGAACGTCCCGGCTGGGTCGTTGGCAGCAAGCGCAAGGTCGCGTTCTTCTGGCCGTTCGTCATCGGCGGGACCAGGGACCACGGTCCCCGCAAGGCGAAGCTGATGTCGTTCGTGTCGCAGGGCAAGTCCGTCCGGGCCAAGCGTGTCCGTGGCGTGCCCGCCAACCCGATCGTCGAACGCGTCGCGCAGCGCGTCGAGAGCAAGGCCGCGGCGGATGCCGAGAAGCAGTTCGTAGCGGGGACCGGCCTCTGACCGACCCCGAGCGATCTACCCGCCGCTGCACGTAGTGCGGAGTTACGAGCAGCACCAGGCGGCCTCCCCACTCCGCGGGAGAGTTTCATGAGCGAGGGCGTTTTCAACATCGTCGCCCTTGGGCGACAGGCAAATATCGCGACCGCGGTGCCGGCATCGACGATCTTCCCGGTGGACGCCGGGTTCCTCGGGTTCGAGCTCGACCGGGCGACCGAGAGCCCCGACGAGGACTTTGGCTCGACGTCGCGCGAGATGGCCGGCCGGGAATCGCACGGCGTGCGCTGGGCCACGGCCTCGCTGCCGTTCGTGGCACGGTTCCAGGACATCGTCCATCCGCTCGAGATGCACGTGAAGGCGATCTCGGGCGGCACGCCAACCGGCACCACGTCCCCGTACACGTACGCCTACACCTACGACGAGACCTCGTCGTCCCTTGGCGTGGCGCTCAAGCCGTACACCCTGGAGTACGGGGTCGACGGCTCCACCCAGGACGAGTGGCGCGCGGTCGGCGTCATCTGTGACGAGCTGGAGCTCGGCTTCGATGCGCTGTCGGCTCCCGGCAACAGCATGTGGAAGGGGACGCTCGGCCTCGTCGCACTCGAGCGACAGGGCACGGCCATCACCGGCACCGCGGTTGCTCCCGCGACGCTCGAGACCATGGAGGGCCACCTGACAACCCTCGCGGAGGGCAGCACGTCGACGGCCTTCGCGTCGCTCTCGGCGCTGACGGGTTCGCTCAAGCAGTTCTCGTTCCGCTCGACGAACAACGCCGTGGGCCGAGCCTACGGCGGGACGTCGGACGTGGCCTCGGACGTCGGTCGGTCGGCGAAGGGCGAGATCGAGTTCGACGCCCTGATCGGGATCTCGGCAACAACGAAGACGGACATCCACGACGTCTACAACGTGACGGGCGGCCTCGCCACCGAACGCCGCTGGCGGTTGGTGTGCACCGGCTCGGGCGTGAACACGTTCACGATCGACTTCCGCTGCCGGTTCCGCTCGGTCAACGTCGGCGAGCACGAGAACGAGCACCTGTACGCCGTCTCGGGCGTCTGGGTCTACGACTCGGCGCTCGGGGGCCGCGGCAAGTTCACCCTCGCCAACGCGGTCGCGACGATCCCATGAGCCGCTTTGCTGATCCCGCAGCCGTCGCGGTCATCGACCTGGGGGCGTGCCAGTGCCCGGGCACGCCCCACGAGCGCGACGAGGCCACCGTGCGCTGGGACATCTCCGGCTCAGCCCTCGCCCGCATCGGGCGGGCAGAGCTGGACCGGAGCGTCATGCACGACCCGTTCGCGGCATACCGGCAGACCGTCAAGGAGACGCTCGTCTCCTGGAACCTGCTGATCCTCAGCCCGGGCGAGGAGGAAGACCGCAAGCCGGTCCCGGCTCCCATCCACGAGTTCGCGATCGACGAGCTCGACGGCGAGACGCTCCGGCTGATCGCCACCGGGGCGGACGAGCTGATCACCCACAAGGGAACGCTCCCAAACCGCTCCGGCGCTCTCTCAGCGGAATCGTCGCCAGAGAGCGCATCCCATACCCGGAAGCGGACCCCGAAGCCTACGACGTCGTTCTAGCCCTGCGGACTGGATGGACGCCTGATGTGCTGGCCGACCTGCCTGAGCGGTTCCGTGCCGCCTGCCATTGGGTGCTCTTCACCGAGTCGGTGCTCGGCGACGAGGGGCTGCCCCGCGTCAGCGTCACCCCCGGGGCCCCGATGTCCCAGCGGATCGGCGAGCAGCGCGTCATGGCCGACCGCCTCCGCATCCAGTCCCTGGTGTTCCCGGATGGTGACTGATGGGTGAACACACCCTCGCGATCCTGGTCAAGGCCATCGGGGCCGCGCAGGCTGCGAAGGACCTCAAGGGCGTCGACAAGGCGGTCTCGGACATCGGTGCCCGGGGCGGCAAGGGGCTGCGCGACACCGGGCACAACCTCAAGCGCCTCGCCGTGGCCGGGATCGGGCTCGGTGCCGTCGGCATTGTTGCGTCGGTCAAGGCCGCGGCCGACTTCGAGTCGCAGCTCAACACGATCAACACCATCGCCCGAGCCACGCCGGCCGAGCTCGACAAGATCGGGAAGAGCATCCGGGGTATCGCCCGGGCCACCGGGACGCCGCTCGAGGACCTGACGCAGGGCTACTACGACCTGCTCTCCGCGGGGATCTCGGCGGCCGATGCCCAGAAGGTGCTCGAGAACGCGAACACCCTGGCGATCGGTGGCCTGTCGACGTCAGCTGAGGCGGTAGACCTCCTGACAACCGCGATCAACACCTACGGCGGCGACGCGTCCAAGGCCGGCCAGTTCACCGACGAATTCGCCAAGGCCATCGAGCGCGGCAAGGTGACGGCCGCCGATCTCGCTGCGACGTACGCCGGCGTCGGTCCGCTCGCGGCGAGCCTCGGGATCGAGAACAAGGAGCTGGCCGCGGGATATGCCCGCCTGACCGCCGGCGGAACCGAAGCCGGCGAGGCGGCCACGCAGATGGCCTCGGCCATGACGGCTCTCCTGAAACAGACACCCAAGCTCAAGGCCCTCCAGAAGCAGACCGGCAAGAACTACGCGGCCATCGCCGGCAGCCAGGGGCTCAACGTCGCGCTCGAGCAGATGCGCGTGGACGCCGACAAGGCGGGCATCAAGCTCGTCGACCTGGTCGGGCGCAAGGAAGCCCTGCTCTACATCCTCCAGACAACGGGTACGAACCTCGAGGCGTACAACGCAGACCTCGCCGCCATGGGCGACGCCTCTGGCACCGCGGCCGACCAGATGTCCGAGCGGCAGAAGGGGCTCAACTTCCAGCTCCAGAGGCTCAAGGCTCTGGCAATCGACGCCGGGATCACGATCGGCGACAAGCTGCTCCCGAAGATCACGCCCCTCGCGGAGCGTGCAGTCAAGTTCCTCGACACCCACCAGCCGGACATCGAACGGTTTGGCGACAAGATCGCAGGCGCCTTCGACAAGGCGGTCTCCCTGGCCGAGAAGATCCCGTGGGCACAGATGGGCGCGGGGCTCGAGATCGCTGCCACGTGGGCCGGGGACCTCATGGACGTGTTCACCTCGATGCCGCCCGAGGTTCAGACCACGATCATCGCGCTGGCCGCACTCAACAAGCTGTCGGGCGGGGCGATCTCCGGCGTCGTCGGCGAGCTCGGCAAGGGGCTGATCAAGGGCGTCCTCGGCATGAACGCCGGTGTGGTGAACATCAAGGCAGGCACCGTGGTTGGCGGGGGCGGGATGGGCGGTCCGGGGGCAGCCGGCGGAGCGGGGAAGCTCGCGTCGGCCGTCAGCATCCTCGGAGCAGTCACCATCGCGGGCGCGTCGATCTACGCCCTCGCCGAAACATTCCAGGGGTTCGTTACGGGCGTCCAGCAGAACCAGGACGACGCACAGGCGAAGGTCAACGCGACAGCCAGCCAGAACTTCCAGCAGAGCGTCGACAACCTGAACGCCGTGGTCTCCGGCGTCATGGCCCAGAACCCCCTGCAGATCGCCGCGACCGCGCTCGTTGCCGGCGGCCAGCTGACGTCCGACTTCGAGATGGCAGCCGACCGGATCGTCAACGAGCAAGGCCTGACCCGCGAGCAGACTGTCCAGGCGCTGAACGCCATGAAGCGTGCGCAGGAGCTCGGCGGGAACCTGCTCGAGACCCCGAAGCTCGACGCCGCGATCGTCACCCTCACCGATCGCCTGGCGAAGATGCCGACCGGGGCGGGCGCCCCCGGAGCCTACCGACCGACCGGCCAGGCCGGGCGCGTGAATGACCCCGGCGTGAAGGCCGTCACCTCTGGGCTCAGGCCCATCGAGAAGAAGACGGGCGACGTTGGCATCGCGGTCAAGAGCGCACAGTCGATCGCGAGCCGTGAGAACTCGGCCCAGCGCTCCGAGCTCCAGAACACCAAGAACGCCGTTGTGACCAGCCGCTACGCCACAGTGTCGGCAGTCGGGCGGGCTGAGGGCGCGTCACGCGCAGCAGGCGTGGCGTCCGCGGCCGCGTCCCTGTTGTCAGCCTCGATGATCATCGCTGCCATCTGGGCCTCGGGCGCAGCCAACCGGCCGGTCATCCAGTCCACGACCGTCCAGAAGACGACCACGATCAACAACCGCTACGGCGAGACGGGCGGCAGCCGGCAGTCCGACTGGAGCCCGACCCATTGAGCGTCACGCTGTACTACCTCGACGACGACTGGGAGGTGGCGTCGGTCCAGGCGCGGACGGGAACGCTCGAGTTGGTCACGGACGCCAACGAGGGTTCGGTCGGCACCTCCTCCGTTGACATCGACGACCCCGATGGCACCTTCGAGGTGCGCGGCCTTCGGCCCGCGTGGGCCATTGAGACGGCGGCTGCGTCGGATGACTACGACGGGATCCTGTGGGCCGGGTTCATCGGCACCCGGGAGTACACCCGTGGCGAGTTCACGGTCGGGCCCGGGCGGACGGTCACGATCGAACTGCATGACCTGAACGAGATGCTCGATCGCATTCTCATGGAGGGCTCGGACGCCAAGCGCAGCGAGGAGTCGAGCAACACCCGCCTCGCCTGGCTGCTCGCCACGTCCGAGACATCGTTCATCGAGGACCAGTCACTCGTCTCGACTGCCACCACCGACACGATGTCCGAGGCCGACTATCGCGGGCAGAAGATCAGGGACATCCTCGACGACCTAGGCCAGCAGACCGGCGTCAACTGGTACCTGTGGAACGTCACGGACACGGGCGACAACCCGAGCAAGTTCGGCCTGTGGTACGGCAAGGACGACCCGACGACGGTCACCGCCTTCTCGTCGTCGCTGAAGATCAGCAACGTCCGCGCCGACATGAACTTCACGACGGTCTTCGCCCCGGCGCACGACACCCGGCTGCGTCGCGATCCGTCGCGCGTATTCTCCGGCGTCCACGCCAACGGCGACGGGATCAGCGACTACGTGGCGCGTCCGCAGACCGTCGACGACTTCGGCCGGCGCGATGGCACGTTCATCGCGGAGAACGTCAAGAGCAAGACCGCGCTGCGTCGTCGGGCCAACCGCTACCTGGCCTCGATCGCGAACGAGGAAGACACGATCGAGACGACCATCAAGGTGCCGCCGGCGCTCGTCAACGGGGTGCTCGCCGGCATGCGCATCGAGGTCAAGTACACCCACTTCACCGACTACACGTCCTACAAGTGGATGCGCATCTTCTCGCGCACCGTGAAGCAGCTCAACTCGGGCGACTACGAGCTGCGCCTGCGCCTCGTCGGCGACGCGGACGGCGAGGTCGGCGGCATTAGTGCTGGGGCAGGTGCGTGCACGGCAACGCTCGAGTCGGGCGAGTACTACCCGTTGGGCGGCTCGGGCGACACGCCCAACCCATCCGATGGCGTGACGTACTACCTGAACCCCGGCCTCGGCTACCCCATCGAACCGGAGCCCGGCCACCAGGGCCACATGCACTTCGCCACCTATGGCGCTGGCGGAACGGGGACGTGGGACATGCCCGGCAGCTGCTGCCAGAACGTTATCCGGGTGATGGTCCAGGGGAATGGGACGCTCACCATCCATACCGACCCGGACGTGAATGACACCGTTCTGACGGCTGGGCTTTGGCACCATCAATACGGTCCCGGCGAGGCAGGCAACCTGAACTCCGGCGTCGATGTCCTCGACGAACTCCAGACGGGCCTGTCGGGTGGCGATGAGATCGTCTTCGACATCACGACGCACGACGGGCAGAACTGCACGCATTGGGTCGATGTGCGAGACAACGGTCCAGGACAGGCTGCGTGTGGCGGTGGTTGGGGCTGGAAGTACCAGGGCGCGACTTGGGTGGCAGCATGACCCGCCCCACCCGAACCAGCTCGCGCACCATTCCCCGGCTGAGGACTGGCCACCTAGGCTACAACCCAGAGGAGATCACAGAGGAACCGCCGGATCCGACGGACCGCGCATCGACGGAGAGCGGCGGGCTCGCGTTCATCCCGTTCCTGAATCCGACGACGGGCAATCCGACCGTCGTCCAGACGAAGCAGTCCACGACGTACAACGCGACGTTCGACTCGGCTCCGACAGCGGGCAACAAGATCTTCGTCATCGTCAACGGCCAGCAGAGCATCTCCGATCTTCCAATGGACGTCGGCGGGGTGACGACGATCGGCCCGAACATGCAGTCCGACTCGGGCGGCGGCTCGGGCGTCGCCCGCTTGGCCTATCGCGACGTCCAGACGGGCGACCCGGCGGGGCCATATGGCACGGGAACCGTTGGGAGCAACCTGCAGACAACGATCATCGAAGTGTCGGGCCTGCCCGCCGGCGGACCGCTCAACGTCGTCAGCGGCAAGGCACTCGATCAGACAGGCACGACCGTTACCGACTCCATCACCCCATCGGGTGGAGTGGATGCGTTCCTGTTCGGCGGGTTCGGCTCGTTCCTCGATGCCCGCTTCGGTGGCGCCCCGACGTTCACGCCGAACGGGGACACGACGATGCTCTCCAACCTCGTGGCGAATACGGGCATGTGGGGCGTTGGGCAGGCGTTCTATGGCGAGTCGTCGGGCGGGGCCGTCACCCTCGGAGGAACGCAGGGAGGGACGACGAACGGAAGCTACCGGTACGGCATCGTCCTGTCGGCGTTCGCAACAGACGGCGACCCGTTCAACTGGATCGATGCGCCCTTCTCGGTCGACGGCGACGACGTCACCTATGAGTACGTCTTCGACGACACCATCACGGCGACGACCGGCCCGTTCTGGCGCGGCACGCTGGCCGACGCCTACCTGATCGCGTCCATCTCGGCTGACATCGGTTTCGAGAACGCCGGATCGGCCACGGTGCTGGTCCAGGCGGGCAATGAGTCGGACTACTCTGACGCAGCCACGATCGACACGATCACCCTGACGGCGACCGGCTCGTATACGCTCGATACGCTCACCGCGGCGTGGACGCCGACGGCGACGTATCGCTACTGGCAGTTGGTTCTGGACTCGACGGCGCAGGGTGCCTACGTCTACGAGGTCCACCTCTACGATCCTCCTGTGGGGGGGGTGACCGACCACGGTGACCTGACCGGCCGTGACGCGGCAGACCAGCACCCCGCCGACGCAATCACCGTAGACGACTCGGGCGGCTACTTCGTCGGCACCGAGGTCGAGGCCGTCCTGGCCGAGCTCGCCGCCAAGGCGATCGGCTACCAGGCCCACGGCAACACCGGGACCACCGAGACGTTCGACGCCGCGATCGGCTGGCACTCGGCAACGCTCAACGATGACTGCACATTCACCCTGACCGGTGCCCCTGCCGGTACCGTCTCGTCCTTGTTCCTTGAGCTGACGCAGGACGGCACGGGCGGACGGACGATCACCCTGCCCGCGTCGGTCGTGAATAAAGCCGAGCTAGAGGCCGACCAGGACACGACACTGTCCACGACCTCATTCCTCGTCTTGCTCTCTCGTGACGGCGGGACGACGTGGTACGGCGGCTGGTGGGGCCAGTCAAGCGGGTCAGACCTGACCGTCGAGGACGAGGGGACACCGCTCGCTACGGCTGCGACGACGCTCGACTTCGTGGGCGCGGGCGTTGCCGCGTCGGGCACCGGAGCCGAGAAGACGATCACCATCTCAGGCGCTCCGACCGGAGCGGCGGGCGGCGACCTGTCGGGCACCTACCCCAACCCGTCCGTCGTGGACGACTCGCACAGCCATTCGTCAACGACCGCGCCCGGTCACGGGGCGCACCTGCTGGAGTCGGGCCATGCGGTGCCGTTCACGTTCGACGAACTCCTCCAGGAGTCCGACGGTTCCGACTTCCTGTACGCCAGTTCATAGGGAGACAGCATGGGCGCACCCGAGTCCAACACCACCAATATCTACGGCATCCACCTGCGGGAGTCGGCCAACGACGGCTCGGACTTCAGCAATGCCGCATCGGACTACCGCGTCCTGTTCCTCGGGGAGGACGGCAGCCTCCACGTCAAGGACTCCGCGGGCACCATCACTGACCCGTTCAGCTCATCTGGCATCCCGGCCACAATCCTTGACGCCAAGGGCGACATCATCGCTGCCTCAGCGGCGGACACGGCCGCGCGGCTCGCAGTCGGGACCAACGACCACGTCCTCATGGCCGCGTCGGGCGAGACAACGGGCCTGAAATGGGGTCAACCAGCCGGCACCCTGCTCGGCATCACCTCACGCAGCGCGAATGGGACAAACTACTCAACGTCCAGCGCAACCCTCGCCGATGTCGACTCATCCAATGCGGCGGTTACGTTCACCGCGCCAGCGTCAACCAATGTCCTTGTACGGATGTCGGCTGGCGTCAACCTCAACGGCGCCCAGAACGCATTCTTCGGCGTCCGCGAGTCTACGACCGA